GGACAATTCTTTGACGCAACTGACCACGCTAAGAAAACGCTACAGAAAAAAGGTGTATCAAGCAAAAGTGCAAATGCTACGGCGTTGGATCGTTGGTCGAAACTCCGACAGGCTGCGGAAGCTGAAGAAGAACTCAAGGAATGGATCACTCAAACTTACGGACGTAGTAAATACCTAGAGTTATTAAAGATTCGTAGAGAAGTATTAGCAGAAAAGCGTGAGGCAGAGGCTCAGGCGAGGCGTGAGGCACAGGAACGTGCTGATCTTGCACTGACTGTTACCGCAATAGTTTTGCTTCTCACAGGCGCTGTTATTGGCTCTACTGTTTATTTGCATTATATGGGGTGGTTAGACATTTGGGACTATCTACCATGATTTATGTTTTGGTATTTTTACATTTTGTAAACACAGATCGTTTAAAATATTATCAGATACAAACATTTTCTGACAAAGAAGAATGTGAAATTGAAGCAAAGAAAGCAGAAATTATTGTAACTCACTCAAGTATGGCGGTAAAATGTCTTGAGATTAGTGGAAATTAAGTATGATAGGTTTGTTGTGTATACAGATGATGGCAAATTAGTTATACAAACAAGTGAAAGGCGAATAGCGAAAGGAGTTTGTGATGGTAAGATTAACAGCAAGCGCGATAGATCAACTAAAATTACTACCTAGACTGGCGTTTCTCTGCCAAATTATTTTAACTTGGAAAGTTTGTTTATGGTTTATGACCTTGCCCGATCCTACAACTCAACAGAGCGCATTCGTTTCGCTAGTTACTGCAATGCTTAGTGCATCGTTCGCATTGTGGTTAGGCAAGGAAGCTAAGACAGATAGGATTGCGGAATGATTGGTATACTTTCAAGCGTAACAAACTTAGCTACAACATTTATTGACAGCAAAGCAAAGGTCAAAGCTGCTGAAGCTGAGACTAAGATGAAGATTGCTACTGGTGAAATTAGCTGGGAACAAGCTGCTATTGAGGCCAGTTCTGACTCTTGGAAAGACGAAGCTTGGACGCTTTGCTTTATCGCAATTGTGCTAGGTAGCTTCGTGCCTTGGTTACAGCCGTACATGAAACAAGGTTTTGAAAATTTACAAGCTGCACCACAATGGTTTAGCTGGGCAATGTATGCTTCCATAGCTGCATCGTTTGGAATAAGAACAATGAAAGGTTTTAAGAAATGAGTTTTAAATTAAGTGAACGTAGTCTTGGTAGACTCGAAGGTGTTGACCCAAGCATGATAGCCTTAGTTAAATATGCTATAGGTATAACTGAAATTGATTTCGGAATCCCTCATCTTGGTGGGCTAAGAACACACGACCAACAGTTAGAACTTGTTAATAAGGGTGTAAGCCAAACGATGAAATCAAAACATCTTGAAGGTGTTGCTGTAGATGTAGTTGCTTACATTGGTCCAAGGGTATCTTGGGAATTAAATTTGTATGATGATATAGCTGATGCAATGAAGCAAGCTGCAAAAGATATTGGTATTAATATTAAGTGGGGAGCCGCATGGCATATCAACTCAATAGGTGATTACGATGGTACAATGGCTGATGCTATGAATGAGTACATCGATCTCCGTAGATCTCAAGGTAGACGTCCGTTTATCGATGCACCCCATTTTGAGTTAAGCGTTTAGAATATCTCTTAATACTTTGGCTGCTGATTTCATGCTTCTTCTTTCTTTTTTAGAATAGCCACCGTATTCGGTATCGCCATCATTAGCTGCCCAAGCATCATAGCCATGTAACAACATTATTATTTCATCTTCAGTAAGTTGTACTTTTTTCATTCTGGTCTCCTTTTTGGTCTGACACTTGCTGACACTATGTCACTTTCTAGGCAGAACATCTGAACGCCCTGCGCTAAATGATATAGATCATCTGCTGCATACTGTGCTTCATAACAGGTTTCATAGTTTTCAAACCATATCATGAACTCAGTCTCAGTATTTCTAAGCTGATAAACTAAAACTAGTGCTGTAAAAAAATCCATTAGGATCTTCTGCCTTGTTCTTTGACAGGCCAATGAATCGAATTGAGTTGTATAAATCTATTTAAGGTTTGCAGAGAAACACCCAGTTCCTTTGCCGTTTTGGTTTGAGTTACTCCAGAAGTAGCAAAGGCCTGAACTTGGTCAAGCCTTTCCTTTTTCTGTCTGTCTCGTAATTCATACCATGATTCAAAATGGTATTTCGTCATCGAGTTTATTGCCTCCTTTATTTTGTTTCTCACTGATAGAAAGGCTCATGTATTTGTTATCACCCTTCACTCTTTTCCAAGCAGCAATACGCATATCTTTGTCTGTAGCATAATCCTCAACTGGCCCTGAGTAATCAGGTCGTTGTTCATTATCACCTTTATCCTCTTCGAAGAGGACACCTACTTTTTGGTACACCTCAATAATTTTTTTATCTGATTTAGTTTTATCAGCAACAAGAACAATCTTTCTTTCATTGCCTTCAAGATTTACTTTACCTTGAAGTATCATCTTCATAGTTTCGAATGGTTTAAAAACTGCACCCGAATTTGTATTGTCATATTCTGCCATGCTTCTGGCTCCTTTTGTTAAGATTGGTGAGGGGTTCTTGGGAAACCTGCCCCTCGATCAGGTTGAGATAACGCAATGCGAGTTCCCAAGAATTAGTAATCATCCTCATCGTTGCTTTTAGTTGTATACTTATTGCCATCCATCTTGCCAAGGAAGACATCAGCATCACAACCAATATGTGAGATTGCTTTTGTTAGTCCATCAGTAATAGCCATCTTCGGTGCATCTTCAGCAGTCCGACCATTGGTGGCATTAAAGAACTTTCGGCAGCCAGTGAACGGACCAAACCTATGGTGGTTATCTGTATGCCATACAGTAACATGAGCCATTACAGCACTGTCACCATTACTAAAGTGAACAACCTCAGTAACATTATCCCATCCCCAGCCACAACCAACTGGCCCAAACTGTTCAGTCATCTTCATAACTTGATACTGTGGATCAATAGCTGAAAAAGATCTGGAACCAAATGATACTGGCTTTAGATACTTTGGATCAGTCGGGGCAAGCTTGTCCCATATTTTCATATTACTCATCTTTCTTACTCCTCTTTGAAATTCTGAGTGAACCGCGTTTATCGCGTCTGATTGTTAGGTAATCACAAAACACTTCACGTTCATTACTACCTACCATATTCTTGAGATCTTTCTTGGCGTTCTCAAATACTTTGTTTTGCTCAAGGCCATTGATGTATGTGATCGATGCATCAACAAATGCATTGTCCATACTGGCGTCTCGAACAACCATGTTATCAACAGGTATGTGATTGATACTGATATCTTCTGGCGTATCTATACCAACAGGTTCTTTGTCATTGATAACGTGCCACCAAAAGTCATTGATAAAGACCATCATCTTATTAAAGTAATCTATATCTCTATGAACAAATGAACTTTGCCACTTACTGTTACCAAATATTACAGACAAATGACATCCTACTGCACCAGATATGTGACAGTATAATTGTATCTGTGGCATGTATCGTTCGATCATATCATTCATATCATTAAATGGATTAGTATGTTTGGCTTCAATAATAGATGGTAAAGCATCTTTACTTGCAACTATACCATCAACAGTACCTACTAATGGTACAACACCAACAGTCTTTTTAAATTGTTTTTGCTGACTAGTTAATGGAACAAAACATCCAGTAGATTTCTCAAACCATTTGATATTGAAATTTTCTGTATGAGATCCAAGCTGCACAGCTATGTTGTCAGACAGATTTTCTGATTCTGCTCTGCCAGTTTTCACCAACCATAAATCGTACCACTTGAATTGCATGATGGTAGTTGCATCACTGCCACCAATAAACCCTTGTCTTTGCATAGTAAATCCTCCTAAGTTTACTTATCATTATCTGTTTATAGGTGCAAGGTATTTCTCAAAATCTTTATCAGATAATAAACCAGTTGATATAAGTTGTTGTCGATATGGTGAGTCGGGATTCAATAGGTAATCAGGAATTTCCTCACCATCAATAATTCTATTTATTATTATCATTGAGCTTCGATCATTTGTCGTGGTCGATGTTACCTTCGGAACTGTAATAGCTCTGGAGTATTCGTTCACTGCTTCCTTGGTTGCTGTTATGAAAGTCTTGATAGTCGGCCACGTCCGTCCGCTCTGTATGGCGCGAACGTGACCGTCTATCTTTCCCAAGGTTTGATCGAAGTCCACATCTTCAAACTGTGATGGGATATTTTTATTGATGTCTTTGACAATCAAATCCATTTCTTCACGCAGTGTTTCATCATCCATCGTTGCAGGTGGAGAATATCTTTTAAGTATCTTGACTAACCACGAGCCAACTTTGCGTGTGCGTTCTTCGTATTTCATTTCTTATCCTCGATTGCTTCTGGTTTCCATTGAAGAATATTTTTAAGACGATCTGTATTTGTACCTTCTTTCGGAGCAACGTCTTCGATCTCATCATCCCACCGTTCACCATTCAGCCATGTGGTAGGGTGAGGGATGAATTGTTTTTCTTTATCTTCCATAACTTTAATAAACTTATGAAGAGCAACCAGTATTACAGAAGCCTCTTCTTTCTCACAAGCTTTCTTAAATGCCAAGCGAGCATGACCTTTGCTAACTTTTCTTGGGTACAATTCCCAGAACTCATCAAAGGGTAGTGTCTCTGAGACACCCGAAGGATGTATATAATCTACTATA